CCTCTGCCACCCAGACCTCCGCGCTGGCCGGGGGCGGGGGCGCGCTTCCGTCCAACGCCGAGCTCTTCGTCCGAGTCCGAGTCAACAGCACGCTTTATGTCCTACCACTGCTGAAGGCAAGTTGATGCGTATCGTTCCGCTCAAGCTGGTCCAGGTCCGTGCGCCGGGTCAGGCAAAGACAGACACCCCGATCACGTTCAGCTACGCCGAGACGATCCTCGGCATCCTGTCCTCGGGGGCGGTGGAGCGCGGGATGTCCCTCGCGGAGATCTCGAGCTCGCTCCGGATCGTGACACCTGTCCAGGACGCCATCGACAACGACAGATCCGAGATCCGGCTGGAGGACGCCGATCACGAGCGTCTGGCGAAAGCGGTCCAGGCGTATCGGGGATACAGGCTCATCTCGCCCGCCGTCGAGACGTTCGTCAAGGACATCGTCGGCGCGCCGGAGGTTCCCAAGGAGTAGCAGATGGCGGATTTCTTCGCCCTCGCGACGGCGCCTCTTCTTCCGTCCAATGATGAACTCGTGACGATGGTGATCGAGGTCCTGCGGGGTGTAACGGGGATGCCCCCCGGCCTGATCCGGCCGCGATGGCAGCCGAAGGCACCGAACTGGCCCGCCGAGGGTATCGACTGGGTGAGCGTTGGGGTGGTCCGCACAGTTCCGTCGGACTACGGTGGTCAGACGTTTTCGGACGAAAAGCTCGTTCACCAACAGCATCTGACGGTCGAGTGCCTGCTGTCGATCTATGGTCCGAGTGCTGTCCGGATCGCAGGAGTGGTCCGCGCCGGACTCCAGATGACGCTGAACCAGGACGCGATCCACGGAATCGGACTCGCGGTTCAGGATGTCGGAGCCACGACGACTCTTAGCGAAGAAGTCAACTCCGTCTTCATACCTCGGCTGGATCTTCCTGTCCAGTTCCGGATGGTCATGTCGACGACCTACAACGTTCCAGAGATACGCAAATCCGGCGGCACGATCGAGGGTCCTGTGCCCTCGGTGTGGTCCGTGGGCGGTTGAGAGGATCATCATGAGCGGAACCGGCCTTCCCATCCAGAGCCTGATCGACGTCACGGTCACGCTCTCCCCGACCGCTGCCGCCGAGCGGGACTTTGGGGTCCTCCTGATGCTCGGGGACAGCAACGTTATCGACACCGACGCGCGGTATCGCGAGTACACCACGCTGTCCCAGGTGGTGGCCGATTTCGGGACCAGCGCTCCGGAGTATCTGTCGGCGGTGATCTTCTTCGCCCAGAATCCGCGTCCGGACATCCTGCTCATCGGGAAGTGGGCACGGACCGCGACGAAGGCGCGTCTCTACAGCGCGGTCTTCTCCGCAGCTCAGCAGGCCTCCCTGATCTCGAGCATCTCTTCGATCACGAACGGGAAATACAACGTCAGCTTCGACGGCGGAGCGACGATCCTGACGTCTGGCGCGATGAACTTCACCGGCGTCACCACCATGTCGGCCATCGCCGCGCTGGTGAACACGAGTCTGTCCGGCTTGACCTGCACCTGGAACGCGGTCAGCGGACAGTTCATCGTGGAGCGCACGACCACCGGCGTGTCGTCCAGGATCACCGCGTTCTACGATCCTTCGTCCGGAACGGACGTCAGCGTCCTGCTGAAGCTCCGGGAGACGGACGTTCGGGAGGTGAGAGGGATCGACGCCGAGACCGCGCTGGTCGCCACGAATATCCTTCTCGGCATGACCATCTCGTGGTATGGCCTCATGTTCGCCGCAGCCACGATGCCGTCGGACAGCAGCTATCTGGAGGTCGCGGCGGCGATCGAGGCAGCGTCGCCGTCCAGGATCTTCGGGGTCACGAGCGCCGACACGAACATCCTGTCCCCGTCCTCGACGTCCGACATCGCCTACTCCCTCAGGGCGCTGGGACTCAATCGGACGTTCGTTCAGTATGCCTCCGGCTCCCCCTACTCCTGCGCGGCCATCTTCGGTCGTGCGTTCACGGTGGACTTCCGGGGAAACAACACAACGATCACCCTGATGTTCAAGCAGGAGGTCGGCGTCGTCGCCGAGGTCCTGACGCAGACGCAGGCTGCGGCGGTCCGGGGGAAGAACTGCAACGTCTTCGTCCGTTACAACAACGGGACCGCGATCATCCAGTTCGGCACGATGTCGAGCGGGCAGTACTTCGACGTCATCCATGGGACCGACTGGCTGGCCGACGCAATCCAGACGGGCGTCTACAACCTGCTCTACCAGAGCACGACCAAGATCCCTCTCACGGACGAGGGCGTCCATCAGGTTCTTTCCGTGGTCGAGTCCGTCCTCTCCCAGGGTGTCACGAACGGACTCGTCGCGCCGGGGGTCTGGAACGGAGGTCCGTTCGGGGTGCTGACGTCGGGCCAGTTCATGCCGACGGGGTTCTACACCTACACTCCTCCGGTGTCGTCTCTGACAGCAGGTCAGCGGGCGGCTCGGCAGGCTCCCCCGATCCAGTGCGCGATCAACCTCGGGAACGCCATCCACGAGGCCAACGTCGCGATCACCGTCAATTCGTAAGGACACTCTGCCATGGCGGCGACCTACAGCTTCCTCGACGTGACGGCGACGATCGTCGGGCCGGGCGGCAACGTTCAGCTCGGCGCGGGGTCCGCCGTCAGCGAAGAGGGGATCACCATCGAGCCGACGGAAGACAAGACCAGCATGCTGATCGGCGCCGACGGGGAGGGGATGCACTCCCTCCACGCCGGAAAGTCCGGCTCCATCACGGTCCGTTTCCTCAAGACCAGCCAGACCAACAATCTCCTGCAGGTCATGTACGACATCCAGGCGATCTCGTCCGGAAACGCCGGGAACAACACGATCGTGGTCACGAACCGGTCCTCGGGGGACACGACCACGTGCCGGCAGGTGGCCTTCCGCCGCAAGCCGACGATCACGTATTCGAAGGAGGGCCAGATGATGGAGTGGACCTTCAACGCCGTGAAGATCGATACGATCCTCGGCAAGTATCCTGTATAACACCAAGGAGAATTCCGCGTGAGCGACCGATCCGTCCTCTCGGACGACGACGAGTTCGACATCAACGGAGTGGTCTACTCCGTCGGTTCGATGCCGGTGATGAAGCAGTTCCACGTCCTCAGGCGACTGGCCCCGCTCATCACCCGCATCCCCGACATCATCAAGCGGATGGACGCCCAGCGCCCCCCGGCCACGCCCGAGTCGGGCTCGGAGGGGTCTGCCGACGCGCTCTCGGTGGCGATGGACCAGTTCGACATGGCGACGATCGTTCAGCCCATCGTGGACGGGATCTCGGAGATGTCGGACAAGGACTCCGAGTTCGTGATCTCCACGTGCCTGCTGACGGTCCGGAGGAAAATCACGAACGAGGCGACCGGGACGCGGGGCCACGGATGGGCACCGGTGTGGAACCGCCAGGCCGATGCACCGCAATATCAGGACATGGATCTGACGATCATCCTCCAGCTGGTCTTCAAGGTCCTGATGAAGTTCGCCGCCCCTTTCTCCTCTGTCCTCGCGTCGCCTCGGAGCTGATAGAGCTTCCGGATGGTTTGGAGTTCGTCTCCATGCCAGATGGCGAGGACTGGCTGATGGCTCCGGTTGTCGACGGGCTGTGCAGATACGAGAGCCTCCTGGATGGAACGCTCGACATGGTCGACATCCAGAGGATGCATAACGCCATGGCTGTTCGAGCAGTAAACCAGCGGCGATACGACGAGAGGACGCGCCGTGGCAACACGTGAGGTTCTGAGGGAATTCCTCGTCAAGATCGGCTGGGAGTCGGACGCGAATCAGCGGAAGAAGTTCCTGGACGATCTGACGACCGCCACCCGGCGGATCCTCGGGACGGGGCTGGCTCTCCGCGCGCTTGCCGACTCGCTGAAGATCGCGACCTACATGATGGCGCGGTCCGGAGAGACGCTGTTCTGGATGTCCCAGCGGACCAGCACGTCCGTCGGGTCGATCAGGTCCTTCGGATACGCGATGTCCCAGATGGGGTCGTCGGTCGAAAGCGCCCAGAGCGCACTGGAGTCGATCGGGAGGTTCCAGCGCTCCTCCCCCGGAGCGAACGACTGGCTGAAGATGCTGCTGGGCCGGGACGCGGACCTCAGCAGCGCCGGCAAGATCATGGAACAGCTCTCGAAGCGGTTCCGGAACATGCCGTTCTACGAGGCTCGGGCGTTCGCCGAGGTTCTCGGGATCGACGACAACACCCTGATGGCGATAATCCGGGGTGTCGATCGGTTCGAGGAATCCTATCGTGCTATGCTCCGCCGGACGGGGTTCGACGCCGATCAGGCAGCGAAGGCCAGCCAGGAGTTCATGTTTCGCTGGCGCGAGTTCTTCGCTGCCGTCACCATCGTGTGGGAGAAGGCGCTCGTCGAGGTCATGCCCTCCATCACGGAGGGTCTCCGGAACGCCACGCAATACGTTGTGGATAACATGCCGGCGATCGCCCGGGTCGTGGAGATCATCCTCCGGGATCTTGTGGCGATCGGCGAGTGGGTCGGTCGACTGCTGATGCAGACGATCGAGGACTTCGACGAGATCCGCCCTCAGATCGCCGAGTTCCTGAGCGGCATCCGCGACGTCGTGGTCTCCCTCTCGAAAGGAGTGGAGGAGCTCTCCGGCTGGAAGACGGCCTTCCAGGTTCTTCTGGCCTACGTTGCCGTCACCTGGGTCGCGGGGATGCTCGCGTCCATCGGTCGCGTTGCGGCAGCAATCGCCAGCGTCGCGGTCGGAATGGGAGCGGGCGCAGCTGGGCTCGGCATCGGTGGCCTCCGGGCGCTGTTCGCCGCCTCGGGACTCGCCACCGCCGCCGCGATCCTGGCGACACCGTCGTCGGTTGGTGACGCGACGGTTCACGCGGGACGTGTGTCCGAAACCGGGGACTACGGCTCTCGGTCCGCGGAAGTCGTTCAAAACCTCATGAACGATCTCGGTTTGACATCAGATCAGGCGGCTGCGGTTGTTGGCCACCTGGGGCACGAGTCTGCCGGACTCCAGGCGATCAACGAGAGGAATCCGATCGTCCCGGGGAGTCGGGGTGGATTCGGTTGGGCTCAGTGGACTGGTCCGCGGCGAGAAGCGTTCGAAAGATTTGCTCGCGAGCGGGGGATGCAGGTTACGGATCCCAACGCCAACTACCAGTTCCTTCTTCACGAGCTCCGGACGTCTCACGCGGGCGATCTGGCCCGCCTCCGGAACGCTGGGGATCGAGATCAGGCGCTCCAGGCGTTCGCTCCATATTTGAGCGGAAACGATCCGCGCTGGGTTCCGGCTTGGGATAGCCGCGCCCGGTATGCGGCCGTTGCCCAGGGCGAGCACGCTGTCCGGCATCGGGGAGCGCGCCTCGGTCCGCAGCCTTCGCCCCCGGCCCCAGCGGGTCAGCCGGGGGGTCCGAGGATCCAGCAGAACGTGACGGTGAACGTCAACGAGGCGAACGATCCAGAGCGCACTCGCCGCGCCGTGGAGGAGGCGCTCCGCAACCAGAACGAGATGATGCTGAGGTCTCTGCACGGGAGGATCGAGTGAGCGGTGTCGTCGGGCTGATCGGGCTTCCCTACCGAGGACTCAGCTCCCTCGCGAATCAGCTCGAGAACCTCGTCCTGATGAAGCCCCAAAGGTCCGTCGGCATAATCCTGCCGACGATAACCTTGTCCGAGGATCATCAGGACGTTGTCCAGGTCACGAACCACCCGGTCCAGGTCTCCTCAAACATCTCGGACCACGCCTACATGGAGCCTGCGACCGTCAGCATGCTCGTTGGGTGGAGCAACGCCGACGCTCTGTTCGATCTGACTGAAAGCTACGTCCGGGAGGTCTACGAGGGGATCCTGGAGGTCCAGGCGCAGCGCCAGCTTCTGGAAGTCTACACCGGGAAACGTGTCTACCGGAACATGATGCTGATCTCCGTCTCGACTCAGACGACGGCCCAGACCGAGTATTCGCTTCTCGTCCAGATGACCTGTCGGGAAGTGATCCAGGCCAACGTGTCCGTCGGCGTTCTGTCGTCCGCTCAGCAGCAAGCCCTGCCGAGGCAGACGCAGTCCCAGACGATCCGGGGCGTGCAGATGCCGATCCCTGTGACTCCGCGAGGAGTCATCCAGAGCATTATCGGTGGGGCGCAGATCGTTCAATGACCGACGTCTCTGAGATTCCGTTCACAGACGGTCCGCAGGAGATCTCGGTTCCTCTTGGGGAGCTCCAGTATCGGCTGCGACTGTCGTGGTCCGAGGCCGCTCGGGATCACGAGGTTCTTCTCTTCCAAGGAGGAGGGCGGGAGGAGGCAACCGGCTGGCATCTGGACATAGTGGGGTCCGACGGAGCTCCGCTTGTGTCCGGAATTCCTCTCGTCGCCGGTGTGGATCTTTTGGCCCCCTACGCATACCTCGGGATTCCGGGGAGTCTCTACTGCGGATCCAGCGACCGATGGACCCGGCCTCCGATGTTCGGGGATCTCGGAGGTCTGTCCAGAGTGTATTTCACGACGGAGTGACCCGTGTCCGGAACTCAGTTTCTTCGGCGATTCCGGGCAGTCGTCGGAGCTCCGAGCGGCCGGACTCTGGAGTTGTCCGACTTCAAGTGTCAATTCCACGTTCGGCACGCCGACATCCAGACGCCGAACTCTGTGGATGCGATGTTCTACAACGTCTCCGAGCAGACGTCCAATCTCATCCGGGACGAGTTCACGGACATCGTGCTCTACGCCGGATACGAGCAGGGCGCCTATGGACTCGTCTTCAAAGGGAACATAAAGCGAACGAGATACGGCAGGCAGAACGCCATCGACACGTATCTACATATCATGGCTGCGGATGGCGACGAGGCGATCACGCAGGCCCTCGTGTCGGCCACGCTCGGTGCAGGCTACAGTCGAGAGGCAGTCTACAGCGCGATCGGCGCCACTCTTCGGCCATACGGAATCTCCGTCGATCCTCTCCCGGCCGACGTCGCCGCTGCCGGTCAGCCGTCCCCTCGCGGGAGAGCGATCTTCGGCATGTCCCGGGATCAGATGCGAACGTTCGCTCGCGGGAACGATCTCGTGTGGTCCATCCAGGACGAGCGGCTGTCCGTCGCACGGCTGGGGCAGACCAACCCTCGCGCGATCGTGATCGACCTGAACTCCCGGACCGGCCTGATCGGGATACCCAACCAGACCCAGAACGGGATCATGGCGAGAGCGCTCCTCAATCCCGCTATGAGACCCAGAGGTCTCGTGAGGATAAATCAGAGGGACATCGCGACGGCGCCGTTCTCCCCGGCCTACGGCGCGATCAACTATTTCCCGAGCATCGCGTCGGATGGCCTCTACCACATCGTAGCTGTAGACTTCCTCGGCGACACTCGGGGGAACGACTGGTATTCGGACTTGGTTCTACTCGCCGTCAATGGAACGGCGCCGATCTCTCGCGGAGTGATCGGTATGATGGTGACAGGACCCTAGATCATGGACTACCGTCTGAGGCTCGGGGACGACCAGGAGGCCTTTCGGTCGGCTGTCGACGGACGACTGTCGGGCGTCTGGACGTCCATGCCCGGCGTCGTTGTGTCGGTCGACGGGACTCGACGGACGTGCAACGTTCAGCCAACCGTCATGCCCGCAGTGTTCGACAACAACGGTCGCCGGACCTGGGCCAGGCTCCCGGTCGTCCCGGACGTTCCGATCGTGTTCCCTCGCGGCGGCGGATACTTCATGTCCTTTCCGCTCGGACCTGGGGACGAGGTCCTCCTCGTCTTCGCGTCCAGGCGCATCGACTTCTGGTGGCAGTCGGGCGGTGTCCAGCCGGCCAACGACGTCCGCATGCACGATCTCAGCGACGCGTTCGCGATTCCCGGACCGTTCTCCCAGGCAGCCGCCCCCGGCTCAGTTCCTGCGCAGGGAGTGACGATCCGGAACGCGGATGCATCCATGAGGATCGACATGGGAGTGGAGCCGGGGGTCATCCGCGTCGAGGCCACGACGAAGGTCCACATCAAGGCACCGATCATCGATCTCGACGGATCCGTGGTCTGAGGAGGCGAGATGAGAGTCCGGCGCCTGACTGAGTCTGGGGACTTTGCTTTTGGGGGCGGGTTGGCGGACTATCTCCTCGACTCCCCCGAGGCAGTCGCTCAGCGCGTTCGGACTCGACTGGACCTCTGGCTCGGCCAGTGGTTTGCGGACCAGTCCGCCGGAACTCCGTGGGAGTCGCAGATCCTGGGGAAATACACGGCAGGAACGAGGGACCTGGTTCTTCGGTCTCAGATACTCGACACTCCTGGCGTTCGGTCCCTCATCTCCTATAACGCTCGCCTCGACCGTCCGACCAGAAGGTGGGTCGTTGCGGCGCGCGTCGACACGATCTATGGTGCGGCCGACGTCACGACCTCGGGGGCAGTATGACCATTCCCACAACCACGATCGACGAGACCGGAGTTCACGTACCGTCCTACGCGGAGGTTCTGGAGGGCGTCAAGGCTCTTTTCCGGCAGATCTACGGGGACGACACGGTCCTCGACGCGGACACTCAGGACGGCCAGCTCGTTGGTATCTTCGCCCTGGCCATCTCGGACTCCAACAACGCCGTCCGGAATGCCTACAACACAGTGTCCCCCACGACCGCCCAGGGCGTCGGCCTCAGCAGGATCGTCCAGATCAACGGCATCGCGAGGAACGTGCCGTCTCGGTCCACCGTCGACATCCTGATCGGGGGGACGGTTGGAACGACGATCTCGAACGGCCAGGTTCAGGACGAGCTGGGAACCGTGTGGGATCTTCCGGCGACCGTCGTTATCCCGCTGGCGGGCGAGATCACGGTCACTGCGACCGCCAGCATCCCTGGTCTCGTGACGGCTGCGGCGGACACGATCACGACGATCCTCAATCCGGTTCTCGGTTGGTCGAGCGCGAACAACCCGAGCCCCGCGTCCCCGGGAGCTCCGGTTGAGACAGACGCCGAGCTGCGGCGTCGGCAGCGGCTGTCGACCGGACTTCCCTCCCGCTCCGTCATGGACGGAATCGTTGCGTCCGTGGCAGCGGTCGAAAACGTGACGAGATACGCTGGCCTCGAGAACGACACGGACTCCACGGACGCGAACGGAATTCCTGCCCACTCCATCGCGATCGTTGTCGAAGGTGGGGACGCCACGACCATCGCGGAGACGATTGCCCTCAAGAAGGGTCCGGGGTGCGGAACCTACGGATCAACCACAGAGGTCGTCGTGGACGCCTATGGGGTTCCCAGGGATATCAGCTTCTCCAGACCGACGGTTCTCGATATCGTCGTCGAGATCTCGCTGACCGCCATGGGCGGATACACCTCCGGTGTCGGGGACGCCATCCGGCGGCAGGTGTCCGACTACATCAACGAGCTGCAGATTGGCGAAGATCTCTACCTGACTCGGCTGTATGTTCCCGCGAGCCTCTCCGGTGGACAGGGGAGCAACACCTACCGGATCACTGGGATCCTCATCGCTGTGAGTCCGGGCTCCCCAGGGCCCTCGAATATCGCCGTCGCGTTCGACGAGGTCGCAGCGTGCGACCCTGCCGACGTGACCCTGGTCGTATCGTGAGGATTTGATGTCGGAGTCCATCGAGACGGCGCCGTGCTTCGTCGCCGACGAGTATGTGGACCTCATCCCTGCCGCGAACCGCTCCGCCTCCAATTTCGTGTCGGTGGTCCGAGGAGTCACGGACCCGTCGCTCGATCTTCGGTCCGTTCTGTGCGACTTCGGTCGGTGGTTCGACGTCTCGCTGGCGGTTGGTCCTCAGCTCGACGTCGTCGGGGAGTGGGTCGGTGTGTCCCGATACGTGTCGGACGACATCGCGCCATTCTTCACGTTCGGGGATCCTTTGCTCGGGTTCGGGCAGGGCGTGTGGAAGACGACAGTCAGTCCTCCATCGGGGCTGTTTGCTCTGGACGACACGTCCTACCGGTCGTTGATCCGCTCGAAGATCGCCGCAAACTCGTGGGACGGAACGATGGGGTCGCTCCCGTCGATCCTGCAGATACTCGTGGAGCCGGACACTGGAGCCAAGCTCCTGGTCATCGACAATCAAGACATGACCATGACGATCGCGCTCTCGGGAGACTATCCGGGGTCGTTGATCATCGCTCTTCTACGGCAGGGCATCTTCCCGGTCAAGCCTGCCGGGGTCGCGGTCAACAGCAGAATCACGACCGTCTTCGGTAGCCCGGTCTTCGGCTTCGGCGTGAACAACGACTACATCGGCGGCTTTGGCGCTGGCGCCTGGGCCGAGGAGCTCTAGGAGATCACATGCCCGGAACCAACGACTACCTTCCTTTCGCGACGGATCCCGGCGCGACCGTCATCACGCAGAGCGCATACAACTCGCTGACTGCGCGCGGGACTGGGTTCCAGAACGGCGTCGCCGAACCCAACCAGCTGAACAAGGTCTGGCGACAGTCCTCGTCGATCTCCGCCATGATCGGCAAGTTCATCTCCGACGCCGAGCAGAACGCAGTCGACAACGGGAACATCGCTGCGCTGGCGACCGCGTTCGTGGCGGCACTCCGGGCAACCGCCCCCGGCGTTCCGACCACTATGGTTGTCTATTCCACCGCAGGGTCCCACACCTTCACGGTTCCAGCCGGCGTCTACAGGATCCGGATTCGGCTGATCGGTGGCGGTGGCGGTGGTGGGGGGAACACCTCGTCAGGTGGCGGTGGCGGTGGCGGTGGTGGCGGCTACGCGGAGAAGATCCACTCGGTCACTCCGGGGGGAACGGTTGCGTTCGTGGTGGGAGCTGCCGGGGCGGGCGGTGGAAACACGGGTCCGCTCGCCTCCAACAACGATGGTGGGGCGGGAGGCGACACCACGTGCTCCGCAGCTGGAATGACCGCCGCCGGTGGAGGTGGTGGCGGTGGCGCCGCGAGCGGTGGGCAGGGTAACAACGGACCTGGTGGGGCAGGCTCCGGCGGGACGTTGAACGGAACGGGCGGGGACGGCTCCGCCGGGCTCCACCTCTCCGTCGGGGCGACCACAGGCTACGGTGGGCGGGGCGGGAGCTCCCCGCTCGGGGGTGGCGGCGC